GGAAAAGACAACTTCAGAAGCGTCCTAAGCTTCATGTCTATGGATATTCCCGGCACCACCCCGGAAAGCCAATTGGCAACACCATTGCCTCAATCAGAGCAGAATTAGGCTTTGACAGGTTCGCCATTCGGTTTTCGACACTACCAACAGATAACCTCAGTGCCAACACAGAACACAACACAACAGACAATGCAATTACCTGTCCGGTGCAACTTGACAAGACGGATAGTTGTGGTACATGTAGCCTATGCTGGACCGCTAGGAAACCAATCACATTTTTAGACCACTAAGGAACCAAACCGATGACAGGCATAAGCTTCAATAATATCTACTCTGAGTACAAAGGTTATACAATTTCAATATGTTCGCACAATTGGGAACCAAATTTAGGACAAAGACCGTTACCCCAAGAAGTTGCCATATCCCTAGAAGACCGGAAGGACTGGACAATCGTTGACACATTTGGAAACACCATTGAGAGCTTGACCAGTGCCTTACAATCTGCTAAAGATATGATAGACGAAGCTGTAACAGACAATAACTACAAAAATCAGGAGTAACCATGAGAGACATAGTATCGGATACCCACATTGCCCTTGCCCAGGAGCTTAAAAAGGTCATTGCAAAGGAGATCGACAAACATTACCCCCATCCCTATAGAGATAAAGACATATGTGATGCATATGCAGAGGAAATAATAGACTATGCCTTTACCCCTTTGGCAGAACTATCAGAGGACATTGTAGCTGCTTACGAAAGTTTACCAGACGAAGTTTGAAAAAAAACTATTGACAATTCTAAAAAGTGTGCTACCCTATACTCTATAGAGTACACAGTAGAGATACTCTATAGAGTACACAGTAGAGATATTAAAATAGTACAATTGAGTACTCTCGTAATATACACAATAGAGGACAATATTGATGGCCATAGATCCAATTGAACCAATTTCGGCAATTCTGCCAGTTCAAACCAGTTACACCTATTCTGTCCAGCCCTTACAAAACGGCCAAGGTGTTGAACGCATCTTGACAACGGAGACAGAAAACCAAAACGGAAGGGTATTGAGTGTGTCGAATGCTGTCTTGACAATCTATGACCGCTTTGGCAATCTCCAAACGATCCCGCCGCAATCCAGAGGAGAACTAGTCTAATGCGCTGTGCCATATGTGACGCCAAGTTGCCAGATACGCAACCATTGGAGAACGATATTTGTGGTGATTGTCGATGGGCAATAACCCAAGCTGTCTATAATAATCCAGACGATGATACAATTGACAATCCTGCAGAGTGGAGGTAGAATGTTAGCACAGCTATTCAGTTCACTACTGGTCAAAGCTTACACATTGGAACAAGGTATGAAGAACAAACGTAGCACCACTGCAAAGGCATTACAGTCTCCACTGTATCGCCAAAGGGTAAAGCAGAAAAAGCGCATAATCGAACGCCCGTATTACGATGCTAAGGAGGTAATGGACAACGACTTTTCCCACGATGGCCTAACCCCCATTGGCTACTACATTGAAGAGGTAGAAGATGACAAAGGATGAAATCCTGGACACGGCCAAGGCTCTTATCAATGGCGACAGGGCGAAGGAATATGGTGATGCCTACCTAACCCATGCCAGAATTGCCGCACTGTGGACAACATACATACGATCAAAAACAGCTGACCTAAAGCCTGTAGACGTTGCCATGATGCTTGTCCTTATGAAAGTTGCCAGGACAATCGAAACGCCAAAGGACGATAGCTTTGTAGACATTGCAGGATATGCAGCACTGGCAGGAGACATGACAAATGTTGGAAGATAACCTATTCTCCTTCCACCCGGAGGAAATATTCCAAATGGGTGTGGCCTTAGTAACCATCATAGGATTGTATTTCATAATAAGAGGACCGAGAAAATGACCGCCCCTGGTTCAATGATGTCTATTCCTTGTCAATTGTTCTTAAAAGGTCTTGAGGATATTTTTGCCCTGGACAAATCCGTCGCACCATTCCTGCAGGCAATGGCAGAGGTAAACGACAGACCAGCCGAGTATTTTATCTGCATGGCATTGGAAGAGTTTAAAATGTATCTTGACCAGGAGCCAGAATTTGATGTAGACTTAGAAGAGGATGACGAAGAACTTAAAAAAATTCTGGAAAGGCAGAAGCACTGATGAATATTTTCTACCTACACCCTGATCCTTTAAAGGCAGCTGAAATGCACTGTGACAAACACTGCGTCAAGATGATCTTGGAAACAGCGCAGATGCTGTGTACTGCCCACAGGGTCTTGGACGGCGATGACGAAGCGGACAAGTATGGCATGTACAAAACTGCTCATCTGAACCATCCTTCGACACAGTGGGTCAGGGATTCAATGTTGCAGTACGAGTGGACCTACCATCTGTTCAAGTTTCTGTGTGATGAGTACCGCTACAGATATAAAAAGGTTCACATGACTGATAAAAAGATGCGTGGACTACTCCGCAAGCCGCCGTATTTTATGAGCGAGCGTCCGACATATACACAGCCGCCACAGTGTATGCCTGACGAGTACAAGGTGCCGGGGGATGCGGTCAAAGCCTACCGCAACTATTACAAAGGCGAGAAGGCACAATTTGCAAAGTGGGCATACAGCCCTACACCAGATTGGTGGTGCCATGTCTGATGTTGTCGCAGTTAAAACGCACCAACCTTGTGACAATTGTGGGTCAAGTGACGCCTTGGCAATCTATGATGATGGTCATACCTACTGCTTCAGTTGTCACCACTATGGTAATGTAGAGGAAGAAATGGAGTATATACCCAAGAGCAAACCTGTAAGTGATATCCCTTGGGCATCCAGGAACATAGCGCCAGCTGTTGAAGATATCTATGGCGTTGTCGCCTCTGATTTCCTAGTGTCATTCCCCTACGTTGATAAGGATGGCATGAAGGTAGCGGCTAAACTTAGGAAGCAGGGGAAAGAATTTAAAACAGAAGGCGACTTTAAAAATACAACATTATTCGGAACACATGTTCTGGACAAAGACATAGGCGTTCGCTCCGGGACTGTGATTGTCACTGAGGGCGAGGCAGATGCATTGGCAGCATTTCAAATGGCCAATGGTGTATCAAGGTCTATAAAAACTTTACAAAAAAATTCTAAAGGTTTGGTCCACGCTCTTTCCATACGGTCTGGACAAGCCAGCGCAGAGAGGGATTTTAAAAACAATCTGGAGCTTTTGGAAAGCTTCAATAGGATATTTATCTGCTTCGATGCAGAGCCAGAGGCAAGGGTCAATGCAGAACGATGCGCCAGACTGTTACGGCCTGGTAAGGCATACATTGTAGAGCTAGAACATAAAGATCCTTGCGAGTACACTGCCAAGGGATTGGAAAGCGAGTTTCTTGCACGGTTGAAGAATACCCAATGCTACACACCAGCTGGTATTCGCAATGCTGCTACCAATTTTGACGGGCTATGGTCAGAGCAGAACCTTAGAAGCGTCCCTTTCCCATACCCTAAACTGCAGAGCAAGACCCTTGGCACAAGATCCAGGGAGATTGTCACTTGGGCAGCTGGTACAGGAGTAGGGAAAAGCTCACTCTTGAGAGAACTGCAGCACTACTACCTGCAAAACACAGACCAAAGCATAGGTATCATAGCCCTTGAGGAGAGCGTAGACCGCACCAGGAGAGGCATTCTAGCTGTTGAGGCAAATGATCGACTACACCTTAATGAAGTATTCGAGAAGTATTCCAGAGAACAAATACGCGAATACTTTGACAGTACTTTAGGCACTGGCAGGGTGTTTATCTATGACCATTTCGGCTCGTTGGAGATGGATGACCTCCTAGATCGTGTCCGGTACATGGTACAGGGTCTTGATTGTCAGGTGATATTTATCGACCACCTGAGCATCCTAGTGTCAGGATTGGATGTAACGGATGAGCGCAAGGCCATTGACCGCACCATGACCCTTCTAAGGCAGGTCACTGAGGAGACAGGTTGTTGTATCCACCTAGTCACACACCTGAGACGTTTAGGCTCTGATAAGTCCCATGAGGAAGGGGTAGAGGTAAACCTGGGACACTTGAGAGGTAGCCACGGGATTAGCCAGATAAGTGACAGCGTGATATCCCTGGAGAGGAATACCCAGAGTGATGACCCTGTGGAATGTAACACAACCACGCTCAGGGTTCTCAAATGTAGATACACTGGTGACGTTGGTACAG